CATCATTTCTACGTGCAGTAGACCACATAGTTGCTTGTGCTTCTGGTATATTTAACTGATTTGTTGGATTTTTTTTATTCCACCTATCAACAGCCAATGCCATTTCTGCATCATAAAAATCTAACTTTGTTTGAGCTTTATTTAAACTACCTTTTGGATACCCAAATATTCTTTCCATCCATATGTCACCAGCAGATTGTTCTATTTTACCTAAAGGTATTGTAGGATCTCTACTATCTGAATACCGACCTATTTTAGTTCTTGGCAATGGTGTTTTATCACTCATTGCTTTAGTAGAAAATTTTACACTGCCATCTTTATTAAATGTAATACCAGCGTCAGCTGCTGATGTGATACGACCTTGCATAATACCACCAGGAACATTCGTATCAGCAATCATTTTATTAGTTAATAACGATATGGCTCTAATTGTTTCTTCGGTTGGATTTGTGTTTGGTGAGTACCATGCACCAATTTTTCCGAACACTGATTGAGCATCTGGATTATCAGGGTATAACTCTTCTGCTAATCCTCGCAGTGTTTTATACCAATCTTTATTTTCAATACCTTCTGCAATATGCCTATCTAATTTATTTCTTAATTGTTGTAGTTCTTTTTCGGTTCTTATGTTTGGTGATCCTATATATGGACCATCGCCTCGTTTACGTAAATGAGATGTACCATCGCCACCATACAATACAGACTCTTCTGGATTTAATGCACCTTTTTGCAGTTCTCTTAAATCTAAATCATCAAACTGTTTTTTTACTACATTACCAAAGTTTTCAGCAGATTTTTTAACAGCACTACCGTATTGTTTAGAGTTAGCAATTAAGTCTGTAACACCAGTTACCCCACCTGATAAACCTAATGACTCTAAAAACATTTTATAACGTGCAACACCTTCGCTATCAGTTTTATCTGCTTTTAAATAATCTGTGACTACATTAGAAAACCTTGAATCTTCTATAAGGTTTGATAACCTTGGGTCAAATGGATCAAATGCTAACTGGTCTGCTAAAAGACCAATACCCTCTACACTCATAATATCTTTAAGTGACATTCCTTTTTTTATCTTTGCACCTAATCCTGTCACTCTCAATAAAGGAAGGAAGGTAGTTAAGAATTGTGCACCACCTCTTCCTACGTTTCCAAGAAAGGTTTTGTTTTCTCGGACTTGTGGTATTAAGTCTGCTACACCATTAAGTTCTAGTGTGCGAAAGGTATTACGTAACGCATCAGTTACACCACCACCAACAGCTATTCCAGTTTCTGCAAATAAATTCTTTGTTGCTTCTTCAGCTCCTGGAGGAACGTAACCCTGTCCAATAATAGACCCCATTAATAGGTCTGCTGGACTGGGTAAACCTCTGTTAGTTGATTGTTCTGCCATGCTCAAAAGCTTTCAAAGTGTCAAACGTGTCTAAAAACATTGGTGTATGATCTCCTAAATAAATCATTGCTACTTCATAATGAAATACATCTAATGCATCTTTTTTACTTAATTGTTGTTGTTCCATAATTAACTCAACAACTTTAGCCGAGTCATAAACTGCTATTTGTTTTGCATACCCATGTGCAGATTGTGTTGCAATACCCAACAATGCTGGTCCGTATTCCTCAATATATAAAACAGTGTCGCTATCTCTTGCTAAATCTACTTGGTATCCTTTTTTGCCAGTTCTTTTGATACCTAATTGATCTTCTATCATTGCTTTAATTGTATCATCATAACTCATTTTTGAATCTGTTTTCTTTTTGATTTAAAAATACAGGTGTTTCTTTACCAACATAAGAACCTTGCACATTATACTCAAAGTATTCTTCTGCTTCCTCTAAATCCATACCGTCACGTTGCATTAAAATATTAATACATTTTTCTCGGTCATAAATAGCTACATGGTTGTTAAATTGGTTTCCATACCCAATTAATGCTTCTTCAAAACCTACTGCTAACAGCGTCATAATAATTGCTCCAGTCCACTAGCAATAATTATTAAAATAGCTAAACCCCAAAGCTTTTGATCCAGGCGATCAATTTTTTTTTCAACATCAGCGAATCTACGTGAGCATTCTTTTTCATGTTTTGCTAATGCATCCCTGACGCTTTTACTGGTCATAATTATACCTTTGCAGTTTTTACCTTTTTTTTGTTCTTTTTAGATGCAAGTTTTTTCTTTGCAATAGAAGCAGCTTTTATTCCTTCTTTTGTGTATGGATATTTTTTTCCATTAACATTTGGCATTGTGTCCTCCTAATACAGTTTGTTTTCAGGTGTATAGCCATCTTTATAGGCTTCGTTTATATGCGGTGTTTCTGGATCATCTGGAATAAAATGCCCTTTTTTATTCCTTGCTCTTTCTCCAGAAGGTTTACCTATAAAAAAGTTTTTTATATGTTGTATCCAACTCATAGTTTTCCTACCCTGGGATAATTCCCTGCCCTTTACGTGAACCTTTTTCAATATATTCACGTTCTAGTTTTTCTTCTGTCTCTAGTTTTTCTAATGCTATTTCAGCATCTGTAGCTATCTTAGTTAATTTGACATTAGCATCTGCTTGTATTTTGTCATATGCAATTCGGTCTTTACTAAAGTCAGGACTCATTTCTTTCCCAACTTTAAACCTAAACTCTTCTTCTTTTAATGCCATCTCTCTATTCTTTAAGTTTAATTCCATCATTTTCAGCTGTAACTCAGCCTGGTCCTTACTCGCTTTACGTTGTGTTTCTGTTTCCTCTGGATCTGGTTGACCTTGTGTTGGATCTAACCCTTGCGGTATTTCACCGAAAAACATGTCAGGATCAGATATACCAGCAGCTTGTGCCATTTCTTTTAAACCATTTGAATACTTGTTCATGTCTACTAATGGTGTATTAGGACCAAATTGAGAAATGATAGCTTCTTGTTTACCTACTATTTGATTCATCATGGCTAAGTCTCTATCCCTTGATCCAGTACCTAGACCTGTCGATATTGTTACATCCATGTCATTAAATTGTGACCATTGCCTTGGATCTATTGCAACAGCCTTTCCATCTAACCGTACAATACGTGCGTAATCCTGGTATTTAATTAAGATTTTTAATAAACCTTTAAACAGTTTTTGCATACCACCACCAGCTAATAGTCTAGCCATCATCTCTATTTTGCCCATACTTGCTGATTGTGCCATTGATACAGCTGTAGCAGTTTGCCTGGTTAATGTTTCTGGATCTAATCCTTGACTAGCTTTTGATATACCTGTTCTTGCTTCTGCCTGGCTGTCAAACCACGACATCATTTGTAATGCTTCACTACCAACTTGTGGTACTTTAATCTCTCTTATCGTGCCAGCTTGCCTTACATACACTGGTGCTCCAGGTGCTAAATTAGTTAACTGTTCTGGATTAACTACATTATCAAACACCACTTCTTTTTGTGGTGTAAGACTTAGATATCCACTATCTAACATCATACGAGTTAAGACAGTGTTAACTCTTTGTATCTCTACTAGGTTGTCGGCTGGACATCTACCAAAAAATAAACCAGGTATTGGATTTGGACAGAAATCAGCAAATACTATCTGGCAATCATAAGGTTCTATTTTTAGTATATCAACTAATGCTTCACCACCACCAGCAACAAAGTACCAGTCACGTATGCCAGTTCCATCATAATCACAACGTATAATACCTTCATGCACTAACACTTCTCTAAGCATAGGATCAGCAGAGTCTTGTCTGTTACGGTCCTGAAAATATTCATCATAACGCTGTAATTGATAGCTGTTTTCAGTGTAAGTAGGTAACGATGCAACTACATCTGGATCATATCCCATCTCTATTAGATCACCAGCTCTGTAATATGTTCTATGAGATTTTAATACAGCATCTTCTAAATTTGTTGCATCTCTTGATATTACAAATTCTTCCCAAGGTATGTTGTCAATCTTAATACGAGATGTATTTTCTGTTTTTTCTATTGTGACATCATGTGTGTTAACAGAGATATCCATACCCATCTCATCCTGCATTGTTGCAGTATTTTCAGTGTATGCTTTTATTTCTGTATCGTCTGCTTGTTCTACCTGTTGTTGTAGTTGAGCAAATTCAATGTCATTTAACTGTGTAAATGTTTCTTCTTTTTTCTCGCTGTCTTCATAGTAATAAGCTTTTACTACACCGACTTTACCAACAAGTGCATCCCAAACCCAATCATGTATTAACAATACACCCCTGTTGTCCTTTTCAAACACAACGTCATTTATGTAGCGTGTTATAAGATCAGCTATTGGTTGATCTTCTTGGCTTGTGGGTTCATACACAGCAACATTTTTACTTCCACTAAATATCCTTAATATACCAGGTATCATCATGTCTATATAAGTTGAAACAGACCTGTCTTTAACACTACTTCTACCAGGAGGTGATGGCAAATCAGTCATTACCCCTCGGTAATATTCGTATGCACGTTCTCTGTCATCAGCTATAAATTCAGATCCTTGAATATAACTTAATGCATCACTGATCTCTGAACTGATTAGGTTTTTTAATTCCATATCAGTCATACCATCACGTTCTGGATTGACAGTATTAACCTCTGTTGTTTTAGACGTTAATGATACTTCAGCCATTCGATAGTCCTAATTGTTTTAGTATTGATGCACTGTTTAATGTTACATCGTTTGGTCTTCTATCTTTACAGTATTCTGCAAAATAGTTTAATACTGGATTGATTTGGTGACGGTATAGCTTTTCAGTTTCCTTAAAAGTTGCACCATTACTAAATCTCCAGTCAGTTCCGAGCTTTTTTACTTTCCAACCCCTAGATTTAAAAGCTTCACCTAAACTATTAGGATCACTAGGCTGTACGTTTTCTGCTTCTATCTGTTTTGCTTTCAGGTCCTTACGTGCTCTTGACTTGGATCTTACTTGTTTACGTTTACGTATAACTTGATCTACACTATCCATCCTGTGTTTACCTCCACTTCTGTATAATTTGTTTTAGACTTGTACCCTACTGCCATCATTCTGAATGCATCACAAGGATGGCTGGTCCAATCGTGTGCTGGTTTAACTTTAAATGTTTTTGTTCTCTCATCAAAGTTTCTGCGATATTGTTTCAACGCTTCTACTAATCTATCACACTTCTTTCTATCAAACCAACAACGGTCCAATAAACCTCTTACTGCTTGTATCCCATCCTCTATTGTTAAGTTAGGGCATACTTCTGCCTTAATGCCTAAATTACTTAATACTTCTAATCTGCTTTTACCTGTTGATAGTTCTCTGACTTTGATATCATGTGGTAGTATGTGTTGTCCATAGATGTATGGTTTGTCTTTTAATACCTTAACATAATGGTCTAGACCAACACCGCTTGATTCATAGTAATCAATTATCCTGTATTCATTACCAACAATCTGGAACATAACAATACTTGTTGCATCACCTACTCCAAGATCCCAGGCTGTATGTACTTCTAGTTCTTTTTCGTGGTGCGTTATACCAACTCTACCCTCTTCCTCTGCTTTACGCATATCCTCACCATAGTACGCACCCTGGATAGCTGCATCAAATGAGCATTCGTATTCCTGGTTATATTGATCTTGTGTCAAATCATTATGTGCTGCATCTAATTCTTCTTTACGTAAAATGCCAGTTTGACTTGCTTTCAACATTAAACTGTAAAACTCTGGATCATTTAATGATCGTTGGTATATTTCATAAAATGCATTATGACCTTTAGCAGTACCTATCCAAGTACAAAACCCCATCTCACTACTTAACGCTGGTCTTATAACTTCTGGATATGCCCTGGGATCACAATCTGCATATTCATCAATAACAACACCGTTAAACCCTAGACCTCTTAACCTGTTGTAATTATCTGATCCATATAATCTAATTCTAGATCCATTAAAAAAATCTATCCGCAATTCACTTTCATTAATTGATGATAAACCATTTTCCAATAATGGTGCATTATATTGCAGAAGTAATTGCCAGGCTATATCTTTAGATTGGCTATAATATGGTGATATAAACGCAAATCTACCATCTGTTTTATCTAATGAATGCATTAGTAAATGGCAGAGTGCAGCTGTTGTTTTTCCTGCTCGTCTATGTGCTACAATAACTGACCATCTTTTATCAGTATTATGGTAATCATCAAAGACCTGTCTAGGCTGATAGTCTATGTTAATCTTTTTGTTTTCCATTAAAGCTTTTAACACCGCCAAAATTTACAGTTATATTAGCTGGATTATCTTCATCGCCTGATAATTGCTGATGACTTAAATCTGGCAAACTTTTCTTCAATAATGCTACGCCAACTGCTACTTGCTCTCTAGTAAGATTGTACTTTTCTCGTTCTTTTTCAGTGTCAGCTAATACAAACTTCTGAAATTTATTAACTATACGAGAAACTTCAATCATTTTCCTGCGTTTAGCATACTTACTTTGCTTGTCAGTGTTTTCTCTTGTACCTCTAGTCTTCATAAAACTTTCACTTAAAGTATTGATTATAATAATGCTTTTGATGTTATCAAAATATGTTAATGTGTCCAGAGTTTATTTATATTAGGATCACCATGTAACCCATACGTAGCTGCTAATGAAGGTAAAAGACCTGTACCGTACACTGTTATATCTATGTTATCCCACCACCCTTTACGTATAAATTCTCCTATTTTCTCTATCAACTCTTCAAAATCATCCGCTTGTTTTGCCATATGCGTATTAGTCTGATACGTAACACTCCGCAATCTGGTGCTAATTGTCTTCGTTGTTAAGCTTGCATCAGGTGGTGGTGGTTTATCATATGCATGTGCATTACCATTCTCCGCAAAACTACTGTCAAATCCAAACAAATGGAAATCCCTAAACCCTAAATCATATGCGACCAGTAAACTTCTTAACCCTACAGTTGTTGGTCCTGGTATTATTCTAAATGGTTTTGTTTGTTCTTTTGCTAATATAGGTGTTGGGTATTCTTGGTTAAAGTAATCTACTCCAGCGTGCCATAAGTATATGTTCTTAGATTTCAGTTTTTTAAACACTAATTCGTCACATTGACTACTAACCAGGTATGTTGTTTTTTTATTAGGTTTTTGCACATAGTCTGCTACCCAATCTTTTGGATCTAACAAACAACAATAATCACTAATTAATGCTTTAGTCCGTAAATAATCATGTGTCTTGTTAACAGTCCACAATTTGCATTTCTTTTTTATTAACTGCTTAATGTATTTAATATCTTTTTCTAAACTCGGACCACCACCACAAATGACAACACTGCCTTGTTGCCTGGGTAAATCAATAGCGTTTTTTTTCCAATGCATGTTAACTCTAACACGTTCTATTAATTCCCAAAATGGTATCCTGCCCTCACCCCTCATAAGATACTTGTTCTCCAGTAAATCTTTTTACCTGGTGGATCATTAGGAACTTTGTTTGCATGAAATTCTGCTGGCTGCCAAGTCTTATGTTCATAAATTTTAGTTAAGTCAAAATACTTACAGTCAAACGCATTGTCCTGCTGTAACTTGGTTAATGCATTAGGTAAATTATGATAGTCTGGATAACTTTCTTCAAATACAGGTATAAATGCGTGTTGTACATCTTTTACAATGTTAGTCGCTTTGTTTTGGAAAGTAGAAGATAAACCATGTCCACCCTCACCAATCCTAACGCTTGGAACGTTTGCTAATGCACTTTCTAAACCAGTACCACACCCACTACAATATACTACTGCTTTAACATTTTGTAGTGAGTCAGTAAAAGATCGTGTGTCTCTTTCAACATTATATAATTTAGGATCTTCTACAGGATGTACCCTGACTTTTACCTTTTCTCCTGCATCACGTAATTTTTGTATTGCTTCCATTACTTGTGGCAAAAGTTCTAATTCATGTTCAATTTGTTCCGCTAACATACGGAATACATCTTCGTTTCTAGATCCTAATACTCTAATAGTACCATCTACAACTTCAATAAACTTTCTCGCATAATTGTTAATAGTTGCAGACATTGTACATACTAAAACTTCATTACCTAGCTGCACATTAGTTTCTTGTACTCTTGGATTGCCAGTCACTGTTATTGGCGTTTTAGTTAATGGTCCTAATAATTCTTTTTGTTTATCGCTTGACGCACAAATGAGATCCGCTAAGTCTAATGCTTGTTTACTTACGGATGTTTCATATAACCATTTGTTTGGCAACATACCAAACAACTCTTCATCTAATATTGCTATTTGATGATAAGCTTTTATAGCGTCTAACAATAACGGAACATCTAAATGATTAGCTGTTTTATGTAATATTAATCCTGGTGGTAAATCTCTAAAACCGTCTGACTGCATTGCCCAACGTGCACCTATAACAACTTGCCACCCACGTTTTTTCATTTGCTCACCTAACCAAATTCTAGATGGCATTTCTCTTGCAGATACCTCTATAGGTAAATACAAAATCTTTTCTATTTTTCTTTTAGGTTTAATTGCATCAGGTAGTTTAATTTTAGGAGGTTCAGGTATATGTTCAAAACATCTACGTAATAATCTTAAAAATAATCGCTTCGCTTCTTTTGGATTACTTAAAATATTACGTTTAGCATCCAACTCAAGGTTATTAATATCATCAAAATTATTAGAGCTGGATTGCAAATTGAATTTTTCTGGTTTCGGTGTTTGCAGCTCTGCAACTCTATCCCTATACCTTTGCCTACTCTTATCCTGTTCCATGAATTTATTGGATGAGCTGTTTTGCCAAACAATGCCTTCTTTACGGTAGTCATAATCGACCTCCAGTTCTGATAACACTTTCAATTCTGGTTTTAATCTTTCATAACAAAAAAATAAAGCAGCTTGATCTATTCCCCATTGTAATCGTTTTTGAGTATAATAAAACAATAAATAGTTACTTACTGCTTCCATGTATTCTATTGCATTATTTGATGCTACAACAACACTTGCATTAAATTGATTCCAGGGTTCTAGCCTACCTGGTCTTAACCTCATAGCTAAATTTGCATCAGTTAAATTAGATAGAGGTTTATTTACATAACTATCCGCATCTAATAAAACACCAGCATTATTGTTTTGTAGAAATTGATAAAACCTACAAAATCTTATTGCATGATAATATAATGCATTAGCTCTTGGTTGTTCAATTGTTAAACCAATTGGTCGATTAAAGTATTCAATTAATTTTGTTTCATAGACACCAGTAGTATCAAACACATGCACATGGCATGGTTCTTTAATTGAATCTAATAGCGTTGAACCAAACTTCTCAAAGTATACACCGTCACACGCTATAAAACCAACTCTATCAGCTGATGGTGTTTTAAAAATAGTTTTAACTTGAGGTAATTGGTTTATATCTTGTGATTTTATTTCTTTAATTGTGCAAACACTTCTTATGTCACTTAATGGCGACCAGATTTTTTGCATTGTATCATAATTTTTTTTTAAAAATTCTGTGATGCCTGGGTCTTCAATAGACAGTTGGAGAGAGGGGAAACTAACAAATCGAAAACCCAGGTCATCTACAGATATAGCATGATAAGGTGGTAAACCGTTTTGTTTGCGTAGTTCCCACTCTTGTTCGACAACATCCATGCTAGTGTCCTAAATCTAGACATAGTACCCCATAATTTAGTTACCACACAATTTTTTTTATATCAAGTATTATTATCAAAATAAAATCCCTTGTGTTTCTACCTTTTTATTAATGTTATAATTGCGATTAGCATGTTTGGGATAGGGTAATGCCTTGAGCTTTAAATTATTTTTGACTTTCTTTTTAAAAGTTTTGTTACCTGATATGTAAATGTAACGGTGCTTGGGTAAAACTTCGACTTTAGTAAGTTGTAGTTTTTCAACTATGTCATTGGAACAGGGAACAAGTGTATGGTTAGTCATCACATCATCATATGTATCGCATAGATTTAGCAATTTTTTTAGTTTTGTCCAATCGTCTACTTTGGGAAAACTAAAACCTACGTCTAACCTAAACCAATGAGCAGCAGTGTCCTTATAACCAAACTCGGCATCTAATTGTTTGGCTGTCCATTGACCTTTATGCGATCTTAAAAATTGTGCTAATTTAAATTTATCAATTTTGTCTTCGTCAACTCTGCGTTTAATTAATTTGGCGTTAAGTTTGTTGTTGTGTTGGTAATGTCCGATATTACGGAAGTGAAATTCTTCTCCATTTTTGTCGATTAGTTTTGTTGTATTAGAAGTGCAGCCTGTATAGGTAAAATTAGTAGCCTGATATATGTAACCATTATGACCAACATTTGCATCCGCAAAAGACACAATTATATTATTACCACGCAACATTTTAATAGACTGTGATACAAAGAAAGACAAGGAATTTGCTGGGAGATTATCTTCTGTTATTAATCTATTTAACTCAATTACTAAATCCTTAAAACTTTCCCCAGCAATACTTTCAGCTAATGTGCTGCTTGGTGGCATACCGTATGTGCATATACCAACAAGCATATAATCAATGTAAAGACCATAGGCATAAATAATAGAAGGTATACGTTTAGCGTAATGTTTTTTTAACAGCCATTCTTTCGTTTCGTAATGCTGTATTGGTTGCACAATTATGTTACGACAACGCATTACACATTCTTTTACTAAATTCAGTGTAATATTGATCAGGAGACAATAAAACTTTTTTGTAGTTGTTAAAAATTTTTTTTCTCCAAAACTCAAAACTATAGTCGTTGTTGAGCAAAGTAATCTTATCTTTCAGATCGTCAAAGTCCGTAATTCGTTGTTCTGGCTCTATGTTGTATGTATTGTTGATGTCGTAGTTCTGCCACACAAACGGTATCATACCCAACGCCAAAGCTTCTGGATAACGAGCCGTAGTTGCTGTATTGTCCTTCCAATTAAAACAAAGCGTAAACTTACATGGCTCTAATAATGGGTACAGTTTGTGCCAATCTTTAATCCAAGCAGACTGTCTTTCTATTCCTGAAGGAAATCCTCCAACAAACACATTAGAGATATGTGGGTCACGATAAATTTTGCGGAGGATTTTTCCTCGGTCGCACCCTTTCTTCATTTTACCCCAATAACCAAACGTGACTGTCTTGGGTTGTTGAAACAACGATTGAGAAAACGCTTGAGTAATAAAATGATATTTCATGCCATGTATGTTGCCAGAAAAATCTGTCTCATCAATTTCGGTGTAAGACTTGATATGTGTATTTTGAAACGTTTCTTCTCTGTACAACTGCTCTGTGTCTCCTCGATCTGATCTCCAAACAATAATGTGTTTATTTTTAATGTACGGAAGAATACTTTGTATGTGCTGTTGGGATTTAGCCAGGTCTTTAGGATTCATTTGCAAATCCCCATGATAACGAAATTCGCTGTCACTAGGTATGACAATAACATCTGCCCATTTAATTGTTTCAGGTGTTCTCATGGGTCGTAATCCATTAAACGAAAGATTGTACGTGTCGTATTCATGTTGTGGGTTGTCCTGCATCCAACGTACATAATTTTCGAAAAAACTATCGAGCACAGTCTGGAGAGGTTTGTTGTATCGGACATTGGATCGTATACGTGCAACGGTAATTTTCATAATTTTAGGTATCCATTTTCCCATAAATCTCTAGCAGTTCTTTGATACGTACCTTGTAATTGGTTAATATATCCAGTTTCTATTAATTTTTTAAATAAACAAACTACTTCGTTTAGTTCTAGCTCACCATTTTCATAATCGATAATTTCGTTAATTAAATTCATTTCTACACTCCTCTTTCTTGCGTTTTGTTTAATTTCAGTATTTCTTCGTTAATTTTACTGAGTAGTTTTTCAATTTTAGTTAACCTTAACTTTTTTAGGTCTATAATATCTTGCAGCTCATTGTAATCTCTTAATTCTGAACCTGTTGTTATATATGGTTTATCAACATTATCTAATTCTTGTTGAAGTTTAACTTTAGAATCGTATAAACATCTTTCGATTAGTTCCAATTCAGGTTTGTTTTTTGCTATATTTTTCACGTTTCCTCCTTTTCAATTATAGCTCGAACATGTCGTGCTGTTGTGACAAAACCCCATTGGGCAAAACGACCTGTCGTATGTGTTCTAATTATTTTACTGGCAACACGACCAACATCAGCATAAATAGTTGGCTCTTTAAAATTGTCTCGCACATACTTAATTAACGCACCTTTTGTTCGTTTTGATTCTGGAGTTATAATCTCACATAACATGCGATATATTTTTTCCTCTGTTTTTCTTCGGTTCAACGGTATTGTTGGTTCAACTTTCTTTGGTTGTTGAACAACAGGTTTATTTGTTTTGACGTGTACTGAACCGTCAGCATACGTTGTTGTCTTATTGTCAAAAGACACTACTCGTAAAAAATCAGGTATGTCTAAAAAATCATTTTTCATTTCTTGTGTTCCTGTGTTGATTAGGTTTTTTTAGATCCCAAACTTTTGTGGATAAATCCAAATTTGTTACACTTATTGGATTAAGTTCTTTTGCTCTTGTTAAAAGAGGGGAAGGTAATTGTTCGTAAATATAATCATTGTTTATTATATCTACTATTACTTTTTTAGCTTCCTTTAAATTGCCTACATGTATTCGTAATCCATGACCAACATTTTTTATTTTATATCCATACCCAGTTTTTTTATTAAAAATTCTAACTTTTTTTTGCAGTACCCATTCGCCACACTCTGATACATAAGTTTTACCGCTATTTTTCTTGATAAGTTTTAAGTCTGATATTTTCATTTTTTGTTCCTCTCTCGGTGTTATGAGGGAGGTTTGCACCTCCCTCTGGTTGGTTAAATGTCCAGAAATTCATCTTCTCCTTCAAAGTCGTATGATTTAATTTTAACTGTTTTGGTGGCATCCCATTTTTTTAATAAATTTTCGACAGTTTTAAGAAGTTTTGGATTTTTAATTGGCTTTTCATCTGTTGGTGCTGTCCTTTGTTTTTCTAAAAAATTGTCTAATGCTATTCCAATTACAGTGTGTTCAAATGATGTTAGTTCTCTTTTAAAATTTTTCATTTCGTGTTCCTCTCTCTCTGTTTGTTTTCGATGATTTAATTTCTCATAATATGAGAAATATGTCAAACACTTTAGGTGTTTTTTTTATGTTTATTTTTGGCAGTTTTCTGAGGTTTTTGAAGGTTATTTTATAAAATTTTAGAGAAATATAAAAAACTTTTGACAAAGTTGTAGTATTTGTTCTCTTTTTTTACTTATTGATTCGTTTGTTTAAAATAAATAATCCAGTAATTGCTTGTTTTATTACTAATTTTTGGTTGGGTATACGTTTGATTGTGTCCTGGTTATAATATTGTTCAGCTAATACTACACGACATACTGCACCAGCATATGATCCTAGTATACGCATATAATTGTTCCATTTTTGGATTGCTTGAGCTTGGTAATCAGTCATATCATCATTGCTACGACTAGTGTTCTCTATGTTCATTGTTAGTTTAGGTGCAAGTTTTGTCTTATGGTACAATTCTTGTAATGCTAAACCTGTGTTGTACAACTCATCCTCGGATGCCTTTTGTTCGCATTTTAAGACACCCTGTTTAAGTAAATATGTCAGCAGGGTAGGGTAGTCTACCTTCATGCCAAATTGGACAGCTATACCCCCTTTATTTATCTTTCTGATAACTTTAGTCAGAGTAGAATGCTGTGCTCGGTATTTATTTCCTAGATCGCTTTTCATTTTTCCGTTGAATTGCCAGATTAATCATTGTGTATATTTTAATTCTGTGTGCGAGTTTTGCTTTGCCTATATCATTTATTTCACCAGGTGTTGGCATTCTGAACCCATACTTCCACGTTTTTTTCAAAGTCATCACAGCTTCATAAAATAGATCCAAGGGTAACTCAACGCTGGTATCATACTCCCTAGCTAGTTTTTTTATATCACATTTTATTCCAAATAAATCAGCAAACTCTACTAGCTGGTACACTAGGACCGCCTTTTCTTTAGATGATGGTTGTTTGATAAGGTTACCTATGCGTTCCTTCATTCCTTCCAGTTTTGCAACTGTAATATCTGGTACTGACTCAAGAGGTGTCCAGTGTTTAAGGTTACAAGATTCCCATTCCTTCCAGAACCTGTCTCTTTGACTCGTTATTGTTGTCTGGTTTAGTGCGTTCGTTTCTGATCCAAGTTTGCCAAGTTCTGTACCAGTCGTATTTTTTTTTGTTTGTAGACCGCCAGTATCCATAAAAATCTTCTCCAATTAATTTAATTTGTTGGTCACTATAACCCTTATCGCTTGCATACTGATACTCTGCATCCCCTACTGTCCAATCTACAGGTATTACAGTATCCTTTTTTATGTGTGTAGTTAATAGGTTATTGTTAATAGGTTTGTAGGCAATATTTTCCGCCTGCTTTTGTCGTTTTTTGCCTACGGTACAGGAGGCAATATTTTCCGCCTGTATTTTTATTATGTCAGTTAATGCTTTACCGTTTTCAAATCTTTTAAGTCGTGTAATAAACCCTTGAGCTTCAAGTGTGGCTAAATGTGTCCTAACACTTCGCACTGACATTAATGTATCTTCGGCTAATCGTTGTTGTGATGGATAACATTGTCCATATTCATCACAATAATTAGCCACCGCCAACAGCACAAACTTAGTGCCTGTTGAACCTGTATTGGCTTTAAGAGCCAAAGTCATCATCTGAAAACTCATCGGTGTATAGCGTTGCTAATGCTAGACGAACTTCTACCACCGCACAGCTCTCCAATTTGTTTCAAAGTAAGACCATGTTTGTATAACGTCATGTAAACCCATTTACGTGCAGCTACAACATCCCTGGACCTTTGATTAGAAAATAAACGCTGAATATGTGCGATGTTAAAAAAAACACATGCATCTAAACTAACCTGTTCGACCATCTCTACAATTAATTCATAATCATCTGCTGTATATCTTTTCTTTTTTTCTAACTTTGTAAGATTATACTTCGCTGGTAAGTTGCCATACCAGTTCATTGTTTCCAAATCCATTTTTCCTCTCCTCGCCTGTTGGTTCAATTTTTTTATATTTTCTAGATAAGTCTGCAAGTCTTGGTCGCACTGAACAAAACCTCAAGTCTAACAGTTCGCATAATTCATAACCAGTCATTGGTTTAACTTTTAACGCTTCAATAATTTTATCTCTGATAGCTGGTGCACGTTTTTTAACAACTTTATGGTATGCCTTTTGGCTGGTATTTTGTTTGCCTTGCAAATAATTATCTAAATGTAATTGTTCCATTTAATTATCCTTTATAATTTCAGTTAATAAATTATCTTCCTTACCACCAATAGATTTTACTACAATTTTTGCTCTTGGATTTAGTACACTTAATTGCCAATAAATATGTTTTATTTTAACCTGGCGATCATTTTTATAAATTGCATTTTGCATACAATCTAAAATGATACTTTCGTCTAAATCTGGTCTGCGACTCTCGTACCATATTACTATTGTTACCTCTACATCACCCTCTATCAGTTTATCTAATTTTGGACATTGTTTTTTAAAATCCTTTTCGTATTCTAACGCTTTTTTACTTTTAATAAATGCTGGTTTTTTACCAAATTTAACGAGTCTCCTACTGTTCGCTTTAGAACAGGGCTGACCGTATATGGTAAAAGACACCTCAGACATTGAAAATATCTTCTAGTTTATATTTCTTTTTAAAACCGTTTTGTTTCATGTATTTTGCAATCTTTTTTAATTGATGCATTGGAATATAAGTCGATGGTCTGTCTTCGTTGTCACTCATCCATCTATAGGTGGTACTTACATGAACATCAGTTATTTCTGCAATTTTTTCTCTGCCTACTTCTTTAACTAAATCGGTTAATAATTGGTTCATTTTATCCTCGGTTTTTTATGGTTAATTCCAGAAACATATTCATTGCTAAAATATGTCCAAAATGCTTTATCAAAATGTTCATTAGGTATTCTATCTTCCTTGCATTGATACCCTATAGCAATGTCCTCTAATGGCATGTAATTATATAACCAATAACAACATACCCTTATTGGTATTTTTAAATGCAATAATTTTCGATCATCAACAAATAACCTTTTGTTTTCTTGCGACCAGTCAAAATTAATTTTTTCAACTTTTGGTTTTTTCCGATTAAAATATATTATGTATTTTTCGTTATCTATTGGATCAAATTTCTGATTTGTTAAGGTTAAAAACAAAACAATATTTTCATTAAATTTACATTCAGTAAAATATTTAGTAATTATTGCACTTGGTTCTGGCAAGTCTAAATTCTTAATTGTGGGATACATATGATGTATAACTCGCCTACGTTCAATCGTGTTTTCTTCTAATAATTTTCCTTCTTTATTAAAAACAAAATTACTATACATATCCGTATCTAGTAGCGTATAGTTTGGATCTGCATAATCACGTACTTCCCATTGTGAATCATTCCCTACAACATAATCTAATACTGTATCACTCAGCTCAGTAAAACCAGCATATGGCATATAATATTTTGCTTGGCAATTTTCTCTAGTTTGTTTATTGCTCTTCATTAAATCGACTAGATTATTTTCTATAATTTTCTTTTTGTCGTCTTCGGTTATTGTATCAAACAACAATGGATAGCTACTTGCTCCACCAGCATAACTACTTGCATATACTGTTGCATTAGGTAATACGCCAAAGTTTAAATTGTTACTATCAACACTTGATAATAAACTAAAATCTCTCCACCTAAAATAAAAACCACTATCTTCTCGGTCATCGCCAGAAGGAAATAAGGTAAAAGTTGAATCACCAATAACGTAAACTTCTTTAAAATTTAAAACCTTCACATTGTCAAAACCCCAATTTTTTAAAATTGTTTCCAGGGCAGTAAATGGAGGTATAACTATTCTAATAGAACTTTTTAATTTTTTTAAAGTTTCTCTATGTAAATGGTCACCATGTGTATGTGATATAAATATACTGTCAGCATTATTTAGTATATCAACATAATTATCTGGTGGTTCTTTTGTCGGATACCACCCTCCTGCATGTGTATCACCAATTAACCAGGGATCAGTAATTAGTGTATACTCTGGAGAGGCAATACGTAAACAAGCATGTCCTAATAATTGGACCGTTGTAGTGCATGGATAATCAGGATAGTCCATATATAATCCTCCTGCATTTTTTTAAATTGTTTTTGTTTTTGTATAAATCTTCTGCCAACTTTTCGGCATTTGTTATATTGTATTTTTTTAAAAACTTAACTTCATCTCCGCTATCATGTAATGCCCTATGTATATCTGACCGCAACGGTATTGTGTGATGATCTGAACTTTTACCTGACATCCCAATTCGTGAACTACACCTTAATAAATGATGCGATTCCAAATTTTGTTGGCTGTAAGTACATACACACAACATTTTTTTTTGCTGTCTTAAATATTTGGTGTCTCTCATAGTGTCATAACTTCATCAATTAAATCATTAGGTTCAGGTTTTTGAATCCCTGCTGGTGTTTTAGAGGATAATACTTCGGAACAAAACTCACTTGCACCCTTAAAAAATTCATTAAATGCATCTTGGCTCATACTATCAAAAGCTATACTTTTAACGGCTTCATAACTTTTGTTGTTGGGTAATTTGTATGTTGTAGATAAACCTAGATAAACTTTTATTGCAGTTAATAAATGTTCTTTAGAAACAAAGTACACTGGGCAGACTCGCACTGCCTCATCAACTTGATTATCAAGAGTTAAAGTTAACAAACTAAATAACAATCTATGATGTTGAGGAGAACGTGATCTTTTAATTGAAACCTTTACATTTTGTCCTTCAGGTAATTTTTGCAGATATTGTTCGCCCTCTACATCAATTGCTTCTAGCTTGTTGTTTATTTTCTTTAAAAAAATATTCATTGTTAAAATGGTATATTATCGTCTGGTTCAGTTATTTTATTTCTGAGTCTGTCTTCAGTAGACATTGAGATATTAGAGCTATCTTTAGTGTCCAACATAATCAACTCACCTTGATACCCTTGCACTACAACTTCTGTAGTGTACTTGTCTTGTCCTGATTGATCTGTCCACTTGCGTGTTTGCAATTTACCACACACGTATATTTTACTTCCTTTGTTGCAATATTTTTCAACCACATCTGCAAGACGACCAAAGATAACTACCCTATGCCAATTAGCTTTTGTCTTTTTCTCGCCAGTGTTTTTATCTTTCCACTCTTCTGATGTTGCCATAGATATATTTGCAACTTTGTTGCCATTCGATAATTCTCGGACCTCTGGTGTATCTCCCAGGTTTCCAATTAATATAACTTTGTTAAGTGTTGACATTTAATTCTCCTATATCGTTTTCTGTTCGTTTAAAGTCTTTAGTGCTGTTTCATAAGTATCGTTAAGTAAATTAATACCTTGCTCAGACAATTTCCATCCGAGTTTGTTTTGAGATATAATTTCTCTAGCAATATCCCTAAACTCATTTAATTGATTATGGTGCTGTGCTGTTTTGTATTTCGTACAAACATTTTTAACAAATTCTTTTTCGTCTTTGGTGTTTATAGAGTCTTTAATTTTGTCTCTCTCTATTACTTCGAGCATTTCATCGCCTGATGCCAGCTCGTCACCAGACAGACCTAAGATAGCTAATGCACGACCAACTGAACCTGTTTGACATTTTTCAATCTCAAAACCTTTACCATAAAAAACTTCTTTAATTCCTTCTGCGACTACAACACCATCTAATACTATTGATGATTTACAGACAACAGATGTTGAGGTTTGATTAATTATGTCAGTTTTTATTGGCACAGGACCAAAATATTTTCTAAAAACATTAAGTCTGGTATCTACTGTAGTGTACCACTTCTGCTTATTTCCACGACCATATGCAACTTTATGTTCGGTTGTGTCCTCAATGTTTTTTAATTCTTCTATAGCTTGTTCTAGTTTTTCTTTGTAGTACATTTCTTTCTCCTATTTGTTTAATCTACGTGTTATTCTGTTATTTTTATCTCTTGTAAAAGTAAAATGTCTGCCTTTTGCTTCTACGACATCTTTTTCAATAAATTTTTTAACTGCCTTGTCCTTTTTCTCAAAAAGTTTTTTATAGTCATTATGTTGTTCGTATGCATTTTTTAACTCATCTTCTGCTGATAAAAATTCGTTTTGTTTTGGATTATCCGCATCAGTAAAGTCTACTTTTTTAACTAATTCAATTGGTGCTGATGGCACATGCATATCAATTACTGGTTTGTTACCAAGAACGCCATCGTGCCAAAAGTAGTGCAATCTCTCTAATAGGTTTTGTATATATGTGTTGTTACGTTCTATTTTGGCGTATTGTACATTGGGTTTGTTTTCATATCTGTTTCCAGAAATTTGACTTACCCAAATCTTGTTAATGTCCAAGACTCTGCAAATCATCTGTAATTGACCTTCGTAATCTTTTATAGTTTGTTCCAGACTGAAAAAACTATCCCGATGCTTAAACTCTACAGCGTACCCATCAGATGTTATTCCGTCAGGCGACACTCGTATAAATTTAAATTGTCTATCAATTACAGGATCTTTTTTAGTAACAGTAAGACCAGTGTAATGACAAAAAAACTTTTGATGTAAAACTTCTGAAAGAACACCCAACTGAACTTTAAAATTCCAAGTCAAGTCGTCAGTTTCTTTTTCTTTTCTTTTTTCAAGTCTTACATTTTCAGCATCTTGATCAGAACGTAATATTCTATATAGATCACTCGAACCTATGTATTGATGCCTGTCGCTTGTATCAATACGTGTAATAGAGTTTAGTTCTTCCTCAGTGAATAATGATATATGTTTCAATGCTCTCTCCTATATTGCTAGTGTGTATGCACCTAGTGCCACGTACACTATTGCAATAATAATTATCAAACAAATGAACGAAATTAAGTCTTTAAAAATCTGCATGTCTCTCTCCATAGATTGTTATAATATGATAATATTATCATATAATGACACAATGACAATACATTAATTTTTGTTAGTTTTCTGCGATTTTTTGTAATTTTTGTCTTAAATTGTGAGAATATAGTCTAGGATTAGACTATTAGGGATGTTTAGTAATATATAATATATGGCATACGTGCCTGTGCTTCTTGTGATTTTATCGTTATAAAACCTACAATACCAATAAAGAATGCTACACCAACACACACAATTGCAGCGATTAATAAATCTTTTTTAATTTGTGCAATCCTAGCTTGACGTAATAGTTCTTTTTTTTGTTCAGCTCTTACTCTTGCAATTTCGGCTTGCAACCCTTCCCAGGATTGTTTTCCATTTTTTGCATACAACATAAAATGCGATCTTAGATCATCTCTTAATTGTTGTATTTCTAATTTCTTGAAATAACGGTCAATGCCTTCAGATTCAGCACCACCTAATTTGCTAAATATACTATTTTTTTTTACCTCGGCTTGGCTCTGTAATGTTGCTTCGCCAATTGCCCATTTTTGAACTGCTGATGATAATTGAGTTAAATCTTTGCCAATTGCAATTCCTTCTTTTAATATTTTATGTGCAGACCTAACTGCAAGAAATGCACCAGCAACATCTAACATTTAAAATAATAAACCTAATACAATACCAATGCATAGATTAGATGCACCTATAATACCAACAGCAAATGGAAAGTTTTTTATAATATAACTTAAATTGTTTTTTCTTTGCTCAATATATTCTTCTGCTAATGTTATTGCTTTTATTGCTTCATCATCTAAAGTTGTTCGATCAAGTATTTCTTGGAACAAACTTGTTTTAGTTTTTTTTTCCATAACTATCTCCTAAATATTCTTTGAATACCACGAACACCAAATGATGCACTAACAATAACTCCCAGTGTGTATTTATACCAATCTGGCATTAACTCTAATGCAATAAATCCTTCTCTTACAAGTTCTCTAGCGTCAGCTCCAAACCAAACTAAAATTATTGGAAGTGTCAGGATTAAACATAAATATTCATCTTTAAGACTTGTTTGACTGGCTTCTGCCATAGTCTGTTCCCAAGTAATTTCACCTGTAGCTAATTTTTCTTTTATACTTGCTTCAGCTTTAGCCTTTGCAACTTTAACTTCTGCATTAGCTTTAGTGGTCGCTACTTTGCCTTCTAACCAAGTGCCTGCAAGGTTAGTTAATGGGCTTATAATTGCTCCTAGCATAATTATTTCCTCGAAGTGAATCCGAAATATGCACCAACAACACCAGACATAGCCAAATACTGGGTCATAACAATACTTTCTGCTTCTGCCATACGTGCAGGATGCATAAGGGTTATTATAGTTGTGGCAACCATACAGGCTAATAAACACCAACACATATAACGCCTGTTTGATTGATACGTTTTTTTATCTGGTATATTCTCATTCATTTGGTAATCCAACTAATGTTGTTTTTCCGATCGTCAAAACTTCTCGTCTATTATCTTCTGGAGATACATAACTAACGTGTACCCATCCTGCCATTGGATCATCTTCATTGTAAAATTCTAAAATCAATTGGTCAAAATCTAAGTTATGATTTATCCATTGTGCTAATTTTAAATTACTTAATGACGGAACTTCTATATCTACTGCCTGACCTTTAACATGTTGTGATGTTGATTTACTACCTATTGTTTTATTTAATTCTAAACACCTATACCAACTACTCGGACTAAAAGGTATATCAAAATAATGGCGTATTGGTTCTAATATGTTTTCAGCAACTAAAATTAAATTTTTTGCAACTTCTGGAGGTGCAGTATTATCTATACCACACCTGTCTGCTGTCATACTACGACACGCTTCACGCAACGTAAAATGTCTACTAATGTTCATTATTAATACTATTGTGGTTGTGCTTCATTAGTGTTTAGTATAGCAGGAACTACAGGACCAGTTAAAGGAACAGTAGCATCAATTCCTGCACCTATGAGTTGCCTCAAATTATTTAAATTTAATGGATTCATGTTTTGTCTGGCTAATTCTTGATTTAATTGATCCAGAAAAGATAATTGTTCTTCCCTGTTTGTTGATGTTAATATTTTTGCTATTTCAGTTCTAACTGGTTTTGATAACCTATCACCTCTTGTAATAGTTCTTTGGACACTTTGTATTAACGCAGGAAAAGCATAAGTAGGATCTACTGCTAAAGATGCTAATGGAATACTGTTATCTATTTCTGCTTGTTGTTCTTGACCAGCTATTCTTCTTGCTGTTTGTGATCCACCTAATACTCTTTGTGATGTTTCGCCAAATCTTTTTTCGGTTATCATTCTATTAATAAATTTTTCAAATTGATCGTTATCTTGAAACATAGTGCTCATTTGTTTGTAAATTCTAGATTCAGGATTTAAAACATCTTTTATTGAAACTGGAACTGTACCTTTTCTTTCAATACCATCTATTAAATGTCGCAATGCACCGATCCTAAAAGCATCACGTTCTGCTGGACTAAGCTTCATAAAGTCTTTTATTTGTAAATCACTATCTCCAGTTAAAAACCTTCGCCCTTCACGTAAAGCTGTTTTAACCCTTGCACCACCAGACCATTTATCTCTTGCCTGTTTATAAAAACCATTTGTATCTAATCGATCTAATTCATCTACTAGTTGTTTTCTAAATTTAAATAATTCTTTACCAATATCCTTTAACTCACCGTCACGATTAAAAAGTTTTCTGTCTTGATTGAATAACATACCATCTATTGACCTTTTAACTGCATCCCATTGTCTTAATGATAGTATTCCACCTTCTATATTTTCTAAGTTATAATCTTCTAAATTAATTTCTGTTCCAGCGTTTTGTGCCCTTGCATAATCTACGTTTTTTTGAGTTTCAAGTGCTTCGGTTAAAATAGGTGACAAACCACCTTTTTTGTTTCCAATTATATTGCTATATCGAGTTAATAATGGTGAATCAAAAACTATATTACTGCCGAATGCTCGATCATATAGAGGTTTTGACTCTGCTATCATTTTATTTTCTACAGCATCAACAGTATCATAAAAATTAGTATCTTTACCTAAATCTTTTTCGATAACATTTCTAACTCTTGTTGCTGCTCCTGCTGACCTTTGGGTAAATACATCTCTTGCCATTCCACCAGCTGGTCCAGATTGGTTTACAACAGCTTCTAGATTACTTAACAATGCGTCACCACCAGCATCTGCTAATGTTGCATCATCCCCAAGTCTATCCAAATTTTCTGCTAATTGCTCAACATCTATATTGTCATCTAATAATGCTTGTTTTATTACATTGTTTGCTTGACTACGTTCTGTTATGGGCATTGAATTATAAAGTTTTTGCAATGCACCACCAATTTTGCTTCCAACATATTTACCACCTAGTAAACTTAATCTTAATGCCATCGGAAACGCACCACCAGTTAAAGCATCGTATCTTGCATCATATGCTCTTTCTGTCGCTGATCCTTCTTCACCACCCATTCCATAAACTAAACCGCCTGTAGCACCTGTACCAATTTCATCTAATCGTTGCCCTAAACTTCCAAGATTTCGTTGCAGTGCTCCTGGTTGTATTCCTGTTGTTCTTTTTATTAAATCTTGTCCTAATTTTCGTGCACCACCTCCAGTTATTATTGCACCACCAATTTCTGTTGCTGTTGCTTCGAAAGGAAATCGTGCTCGTATATCTTCAATATTTTGTGGATCAGTAAGACCTAATTCATCAGCAAAATCGTATGACATTCCTTGTGTTAACATTGCTCCAAATTCTTTTAATCCATAATCCGAATCAGGACCTCTACGTAAATAGCCTGTTTCTAAAACTGGACTTATTACAAACTGGTTTTCTGTTGCACCAAAAGATTGTGGTTCTTTTCTTCGATTAATATCTGCCATTATTCTACCTATAAATTATTAAAATAAAGGTGATTCAAAATATGACCTTGGTGCAGGGTATACATTTTCTCCAGTTTGCATATCTACACCATAGTCAGTGTTATCAATAAATTTACCACCTTTGTATTGTACATCAAATCCGCTTCTACGATATAGATCTAGCATGTCTTTTATATCTGTTTTGTATATCTCAGCATCTTTTTTAATTTGATTACCTAACCATTTACTTCTATCTCTTTCTCCTGAACTTGCTCCAACACGCTGTATGTCTTCTTTATAAGCTATAGGATCATTTGGATTGTACGTTTCTGCTTTTCGCAATGGATTAAATTTTTTGTATAGTGCAGGATCTACATCAGACACTGCAAAACCTCTTGCCCCTAAAGTTTGTGCTTCTTCTTGTAGTCTTTCATACGTTTTATTTTGCACATTGTTTTTAATATCTTCCGATATTTTTAACATCTCTGCCATGTTTTGTGCATCCAACACTATTTGTCCGTCACTTTCTGCTTTACTAATAAATTGTCTAAATTTCTGTGCCATACCTTGTACACTACGTATTAATGCAACATCACCTTCTCTAACAACAGCACCTGGATCTATAATACGTTGGAATGCATTGACTAATGCTATACCAAGAACACCTCTACCTTCAAACGATTTTTTAAACTCATCACTTATGTTTCCGTCTTGGTCTAAATGTTCTCCGTTTTTTACTACATCATATAAATTTTTTCCTCGGTATGTTGCTGGTATTGTTTCACCCTTTGATATTAAATTTTTTAATGTAGTTGCTAATGTATCCGATGCATCTACTACTTCGTTTGCAACAGCTAGTATTGGTTTTTTTAAAGTTCTATAGTTATCTCTAGTTTTTCTTTTTCGCCCAACACTTAAAAGTCTCCAGGGTATAGCATCTATTCCGTGTTCATCTCTTACCTCTGGTTTTACGAGTCTACCACTTTCTAAAAATTTCAAAATTCTTGGGTCAGATATATTAACCTTTACCATACGATTTGATTCATTATCAAAATAATCTTCAAGTTGTACTTGATTTGGCGTAACATATTGATTTTGAAGATCTTGTTGTTGTATTTGGTATAACATAGTTTCTGCTCGATTACGTACCGATCTATCGGGATGATCTAAATCAGCTCGTAATTGTGCTATAACTTGAGGGTTTGTTCTTATTTGATTAGGTGGTTCTAATGGTGGTAATCCAGCTCTATTAAAACTAACACCTTGATTTAAACTAACACCTTGATTGTCTCCGACTGTTGGTAGGTTTTGTTGCACATTTGTTAAGGCTCGTTGACCTTGCGATGACAAATTTGTACCTGATGGCAACATATTATTTTGCATCATAGGTAGCATTTGGTTTTGTGAATCTAAATTAATATTAGGATTAGGATTTAATGTTAAATTTGGATTAGGGTTTAAATTTGCATTTGGATCTAAATTTAGATTTGGATCTAGAGTTACATTTGGGTTAGTATAACGATCTGCAAATGCTCTTGCGTTTCTATTAGATTGCCTGTCTAACATTCTATTTCTAAATGCATTTAGTAGCAACGCACCACCTATTGCTGTAATTGGTTCAGCCATATTTTTTATTCCTTATAATGTTACGATCCAAATGATGGAAATCCAGAACGATCACCGCTTCCAAAACCTACGTTCCAATTGAAGTTTTTACCTTTAGCAAAACCTGATGTGTTTTCTTCACCAAATTCTTGACCAATTCCTCTAGTATATTCACCAGAAAAATATGGTGCTAAACGTAATAAATCATATGGTTGACTAAATTGAGAAGTACCCATCCCAAACAAAGCTTGAGCTTGGTTTAGACCAAGACCAGCAGTTTGTAAACCTAGGTTTGAACGTGCAAGTAAATTTTGTAATGCCATTTCTGTTGCAGACATTCTTTGTTTGTCGCCTTGATAAGCAGCACCAACGTCAAATTGTTTCATTGCTCGTAATGCATCTTGGTTATATTGATCTGCTGTCATACGATTACCAATGTCAAACATACCAGACCTCATTTGATTGCCAATATCAAACATACCTGTTTGTACACCTGTTGCTTGATTCGATAAAGCAGCTCTAAGTGCTGCCTCCTGATTGGCTAATGCACTAGCTTGACCTAATGATTCACCTGTTAATTCTGCTTGTTGTAATAAACCAGCTTGTGTTCCTGCTAATCCTGCACCTGTTGTAAATCCTTGACTTAGTATATCAGCAGCTAATCTAGCTCTTCTATCTGCTGTATCTGCTTCTCGCCTTGCCATCAACACATCTTCTCTTCCTGCACCAATACCTCTACCACCTAATGCAGCTCTTCTTACATTTTCTGCTTCTAATGCGTTTTCATCAAATGCTCTTAACGCACCAGATAAAACTTGTTGATTATATGGATCTTGAAATTGACTAATTAATGGTAACATATTAGCAGCAGTTACATTACGTTCTCCAACTCTATCTGCTGCTACACGATCAAATCTATTACCTAACGTATCTAATGTTCCACGTAATGTATCAGGCGTAATGTTTTCAGCTCTATCGTATAAGTCTGGCCACTGTTCAGATAACATAGCTGTTGTATAACTGTCTCTATCTTGATAACCACGTAAGTATTTATTCCGCAAATCATCAATAAGATTTAATGTTGGAGTAAAGCCAGCTGGAGTAGTGCCGATTTGACCAGTTAAATATGCTTGTGCACCAGCTTGCCCTGGTGTTAGACCTCCTAAAAAATCACCTCCATAACTAGTTGGTGCATTCATAGCTGTACCAATTGCTTCATCTGGTGTTGTGCCACCATATCTTCCCATAGCTTCATTAGTAAAGTTTTGATTTTGATTAGGATTAGAACTAAGGAAATTAAGGTCAGCTCCACCACTTAATAAATCTGCACCTAAACCAGAAAACTGCCCAGTAAAAGGATTAAATGCATAAGGATTTGCAGTATACGCATTACTTGGTCCTGCTAATGTGTCTATACTACTGTCTGTTAATCTGTTTGGTAATCCTGTTACTCCAGGTAATCCAAAACCTAATGAGTTAGGTCTTATATAATTTCCACCAAATGAACCTACCATACCTCCATACAAAGAACCCACAGGTTCTGGTATTAATGGCATTCTATATTTTGCTTCTTGTGCAAGTTGGTTTCTTAGTACATCCTCATTATATCGAGAACTACTTGATCCACCACCTATTCCTATATTTATATTTTTTAATAAATCTGTCATTACCTTTTCCTTGCTGTCGCTTCAATATCAAATGCTGGTACACCCATGCGATAAAATGAAGGAGCATCATCTCCTTCCCATTTAACTTTTACTTCACTTGCATCAACACGAACACTTACTTTTCCTGTTGTTGCATTTATTTCAAAAGGTCCATATGTACGTTCTTGTCTACCACTAGAATTTCTGTTTCTAGACGTAATGGTAACATTGTAGCCACCCTTAATGTCATTGTCGGCATCAGGGAAAAAACCTTTTAATGATACTTGCGTATCTACACCATCTCCAACATTGAACCATGATGATTCACAATTCCATTGTCTTTTACCACCGTTATCACTAAAACCTTTTTCAATAAATAATATTTCACCATCATCATTTAATGCTAATGGATAAGGATATATTCCTGATTGTATTGCTGTTGACAAATCCCAATGCCCTATACTCCATACACCAGTAGTATAATTTAATATTACATAACGTGATACTTCTTGACTGTTATCTCTTATCCAATCTGGATAATACCAAAATACTTCATTGTATTCTGCACAATGAAATGCATGTATTTTTTCTCTTTGTGTAAAGTTTAGATTATCTTTTATATCCCTTATAACTGTACAAGGTATTGGAGTAACACTGCCATTAGAATACGAATAAAAGTTTATACTCGGTGACATCCAAAACAATGCACCATTACCACCTTCACAAACTGCTTGTGGTCCAATTAAACCAGTATTTGTATTTATTAAATCAAAAGAAAAAACATTATTAACATTACCTGTATAACGCATACTAATTAATGAGTTATCAGTAAATAAAACATTTTCGCCTTTAGTTGGTATACCTCTAACAATTCGTGTACTGTTGCCTTGTAGTATTTTATTACCAGCTAAATTGGTTGTTGATGGTGTCCAACTGCTTAGTATTTCTGTATCACTCCAGGCAACTCGCATTGGGTTGTATTCGGATGTACTAGGATCTGTTGATCCACAACAAACTGCAATACGTTCTGGTGTTACAAACACACTTCCTATTTTAGATGGTGCAGCACTTACCATGCTTGCGTTACTCATCATCTTTACACTTACGTTATCTATTTCAGCTGTTAAAGATGTTCCTTCAAGCTTTAGAGATTGTGTACCACCGCTTCCAGTGTAAAATTCTGTTTTAAATGTACCTTTAATTCCTGTGCTAACTATTGTTGTTGAACCCCAATAGGCTCTTAATGTTCCTGTTACTACTGTATTAACATCAAAGTCTAATAACGCATATGCACCATTATCTAATGTAATATTTTGTGTTAGGTCACTACTAGCTGCACTAGCGTACATTGTACTAGATTGTGCTGTCCACCCAGTACCTCTTGTCCAATAAGAACCAATAGTACCAAAATCACCATTAGTAACTTTTTCAGTATATGTTGTTTCTGGATACCATTCATAAAGACTGCCTTCTCTTGGAGCAGCTATTAAATTTTGACCCCATTTAGCCAGTGTCCATCCAGATAAAAATAGATCTTGTTCTGTTGCTGGACTTGCAAAACCGCCACTACCGTATCCACCAGTTCCGTATCCTAGACCTTGTAATGCATTTTGTCCTGCTCCTGGCATTGCAATGCCATACTCATAATCAAACGTACCACCACTATTATTTACAGTAGACGTTGCAGCTGATGATGCTGTAATTTTATAATTGTTAGTGTCAACAACTTCTGTAACACTATAAGATCCTGACAGTGTTACACCACCAACACTACTAGCACCAGTAATTTTAACTAATTGTCCAACAACAAGACCATGACTAGAGTCAGTTATTTTAAATAATGCTGACTCATCCGTACTACTTATAGCGTTGGTTAACTCACCTCTTTCACCTATTGGTGTAATGTTAAACGTATCACCATCGACATCCATTGCATATAAAAATAGATGTGTTCCAAAGCTTGAAAATGCATCGTTATGATTTGTTGCCCAAGCAATACTAGCCCTTCCTTTGCCTTCTAATGTGTTATTAGACGCTTTTTCATAACCACCTATAGTTTGAATAAAACCACGAACAAAACGCATTTTGTCTGCGGATTGAAAATATGTTTCACTTGCTAAAGGTGAATCATCTAAAAAAACACCAGCTTGTAGAGGAAACCTTTGTATTGGCATTAATCTTTAGCCCACGCACTTAGAAAAGCAGTTCGTTCATCACTTGTCATAATTGATTTACTAACCAATGTTGATGTTAAACTTTCTGTAATTTCTTTAGTAAAAAACTTAGACCCTGCATAGCGTTCATAGGCATATATAACATCACCGTCAGAACTATCTTTCATAGCTTTAATTACAACACCATATCGTGATGCTGTTAAACCCCCTGCAAGCCATGTGTCCATAAATTCAGTTTTAGTTAATCTTCTTGGAAATATACCATCTTTAGGTACATAAGTTGTTAATGCTTTTCCGTTTTTATCGTATTCCATAATTTCCTCACTTAACTCTAAGACCCATTGCAGGACCAAGCGTATGATATGTAACTCCGCTTACATTAGTTAAGGTTGTGTTGTAGGTAAAAGATTTATACCAACACATACCATAATTAGTTACCGCAAAGTTAGAACCAGACCAAATTGGATTTCCATAATTTGTTTGAAATGCTTTATGATTTGTTCCTGCGGTTTCCGCTACAAATTGTGCTGCTGCATTTACTACCAAACCTACCCAATATAATCCTTTGGTTATATTTACATCTGATGCTGTTGCTGCTGTTCTAACTGTGGCATTGCCATCTAACGCTACCTCGGCAGTCTGCCCTTGTAGTGTTGTTGGTTGCCCTGTAGCATCACTGCTCCAAATGCCCATTACAAAATCATCGCCCGCGTCGCCAGTGCTCCAGTTCTCACAAGTTATGCCATCACACGTAAAATCTGCTCTAGCAATAAAAGCTGATGCATAAATAATATTAGCTGATAAACTTGTTCCACCTAAAGTTCCGTCACCAACAAAAGTTGGATATATTACATTACTAATATAACAATTATCGGTGTCTAATGTATCATACGGATAATGGCTAAGATTAACTGCTGGTGCTGTTGGTTTATGAATACCCATTATGTAGCTGTCCTTTCTAATCCATCAACGACTACTGAAACATTTGTTGCAGATGAGTATGCAACAATAATTTGTGAGGCTTGCATATGGATTCCTGTGCGTTGGAAGCTCTCATTGCCTGCCAAGCTATAATCATATTCTATGTATTCATCATTAGATGGTGTCCCTCCATCTGCATTAGCTAAACGTATTGTTACTGCTGATGAATTACGATTAACCACGTTAACGTTTACAAGTGCTTCCTTCCCTGAGCCGACAGTATATACTGAAGTGTTAGAGGTCGCTGATAAATCGGCTTTACCAAGTAATTTTAAACTCATATTATTCTCCTATAATGACATAGCATATGACAATGCGTGTTCTTCAATGGTTGCAGGAACAGTTGCAGCTATAGATAAAGTTTCGTTAGAACCATCATTCAGTGTAGTGACAGTAACATTACTTCCTGCGACTATTTTATTTTCAAGAAAGTTTGCAGTTGTGTCGTTGCTTGATACTTTGCCTTTGTAATCTAAGGTTACACTACTTGCTACTGTTAAACTTTCGTCTGCACCAGCACTATTAACTGTTAGTGTTATTCCTGTACCAGCCTGTAATGCTCCTCCAGTTCCACCCAGGTAACGATTTGTAGTATCAGAAGATGTAACCTTTACAGTTCCTGCTGTTGATGAAGATGTACTTGCGGCAATGGCTGAATCCATCTGCCCTTTATTGACCGCATCGCTATCGAGTGTTCCTGTAGATAAGCTTAATATCTTCCCCCCGACAGTCACAGCACCGCCAACTTGCATAGCACCGTTTACAAAAAATGGTCTGGAATAAACATTAGAACCATCACAATACACTGTCGTATAAAAACCTGTTGGAATTGTTGGACCAGTTCCACTTGCTGTTTTAGGTACAATGTTTGCTCCACTTGCATTATAGATAATGAAATGTTTTTCAGAGCTTGGCACAACTACGTTTGCAGCACTTGATAAACTTCCTGTAAACAATAAAACTCTTTGTTTTGCTTGGTCGCTAACAGTGTAATTAGATGTAGTGAGAGTATAATCACCTGTTAGGTTAATAGTTTCTACGCCATCTGTTATCTGGTCAACACAATCTAATACTTCATTAAGTTTTGTGTCTCCCCAGGTATTAACATTGCTTCCCAAACTCTGTTTGCGTAATCTATTTCTTGTGGTTGCTGAATCTGCCATATTAGCTCCTAGCTTACTGTTGCTCCGTCTTTAACTCTTTTCCAGTTACTGCCATCACTTGTTGCTATTGTTCTTCCTCCTGTTTCATCAGATACTATAATTGCTGTATTAAAGTAATCTGACGCTGAAGGTAAAGTAGCGACAGTATATGAATCTAATTTTTTTGGTCCAGTTAATCGTGCATCTAAATATCGTTCAATGTCTAACGGATCATTGCTTTTTAGACGTACATCAAAATCAGGCAATTGACACCTGTACGCTTGCTTTTTGTGGCACAAGACCAAACCTGGCTGATTTATCTTCTTTTAATAAATCACTTAATTTTTTTTCGTAAAATGATTCCCAAATTTGTGCAGCTTGGTAGTCACCTAAGTACATACACAACTCAGTCATAGCTGCATTTGTATATACACCTAAACCATATGTTAATAGCCAGTTTGAAGTGTTTGTTGCTGATAATACTGGTAAAGTTTTATAATAAATAATTCTTAAATCATACGCAGAATCTGGAACAGGTCTAAGATATATTTTGTCTGCACCAACGACTGCATACGCTTGTGGTTTACTTTGTGTTGTTGAAGGGTATTGATTAAATAAACTATTAATATCACCATACCCAGTTAATAGCTGATAAGGATTAGTAGTAATTGATAAAGAACGCATACCAACAAAACCATCTGGTAAAGTTACATGCTCTTGTCCTGCTACCGTATCTACACTATCGTCTAAAGTTTCCATATGACTTATACCACCTCTAGCCATAATATCTGGAACAACTTTTTGTTCAGCTAATGAGATAGAACGTATAATAACACTATCTAATGCTGACGGTGAGTAATCTGTTACACTTGAACTAAGATCAGTTCTGTTAACAGTATCAGCTATATGTGATTGTAATTCACTGTAATTATCTACACTCATATTTCTCTTAACCTACCGCTTAATTTATGTGGTGTTGTTTTTAAATATTTATAATCAGGATCATCAAGTATAGCACTAGCTTTCTTTTTATCCCATAAACCAGTATGTGCTTCCCAGCCACTTTCTTCTTTTAATTGTTGAAACATAGTTTCTGGTATACGTGTTTGCATCTTTAATGCATTTTTATCATATTTATCAAAATGCGTTTGTGCATTTTTATTTAATTTTACAATTTCGTTTGCTACGTGTGGTGAAACCTTGTTTGATGCTGTTACTGTTTTTTCTTTATGGTCAAATTCTAACCAATGTTCCGTCATAGATAATGGATCATATTTATAATAAACAGAATAATCCTTTTGTCTTTTTATCAGTTTAAAACCTAATTTACGTGTATCAATATTATATGATTTTTTTTTCATAGAAGTTGTGGAGGGTTTTTACACCCCCCACTCCCTTTGCAGAGGTTAAGATAAAGTAGGCACAAAAGCATGTGCTTTAGGTGCACCAACTTTTAATGTGTAGTTACAATAAATCATAGACTCATCTGCTAAACCTTCAGTTGATAAAGGTCTTTCTTGCATAGGTTCTAAGAACGCTACTTCAGCAAATCTTGGATCTACCATAAACACCGTAGCATCTAGGAACGTTGTATCACTAGCAAACTGCCTATTAATAACAACATCCAATGTGCCAAAATCAGACATCCAGGACTCTACACTACCAACAATAGAGGCAGCTTGAGTTGGTGTTATACTTTGACGCACTTGTGCAGCTCCACTAATAGAAGATGCTAATGCAAGACCAGAAAAGTCAATTTTCTTATCTGGTGACAGCATAACCATTGTTGGCTGACCACCATCAATGTAAGCTTGTTTTAGTGCAGAGTTTAACACAGTAAGAGTAAGAGCTTGTGCTGTGGTGTTAGTTAAGGTCCACGCATCAGTTCCATCTCCAGTTGCTGCTGTATATCGTGTTCCACCAATTTCAGTGTTAGTGATATAAGTTGGTAGTCCACCTAATTTTACAGCAGTTTGTGTACCACCAGCAGCTTGTGCTTGGTTGTTAGTTAAAGTTACTTCAAGATCCCTTTTTAGTTCTAGACCTTTCAGTAATTTTTGTTCACTCATTTCATTACTAACACCAGCGACATCAACAGCATTAGATGTAGTTGTAACAGCCCAAACTGTATAAGAAATTTGACATCTATTTCCTATTCTAGTTCTTTGTGTTACAGCAGATGCTGATACAGAGTCACCTTCAAGTTGTGCATTACTTTGACTAGGACTTGCTAGTTCTTGTGTTTGCCATTCAACATAACGGTTCGTTGCACGACCTTTTGTTGAAATATTAGACTGAAAAGGTGTCTCTTCTGGTGAAATGCGATACACCGTATTCGCGAGGTCCTCCCTTATGCCTATCTGGCTGAAAGTATTCTGGGCATTTGTTACCATTGCCATAATAAAAATATCCTTATTAAATTAAAGTTACGTTGTTTTTTGACTATTTGCTTCTTTAACTGCCATATCGTAGGCAACGCCATTAGCAAGTGTCGGATTTTTTTCAAACGCTTTCTTAGCTTGTTCTACTCTTTTATGAGCTTGGTTTCTTATGGGCTGTTTGTTTCCAGGTCTTAAAACTTTTGGTTTATCCTTAACTGCTTTTTTTGCAATATTAAGTTTACCTTTTTGTTGCATTTGTTTGTTTGCTAAATGCATAACAAGTATAGCTCTTGGATCAGCAATATTGTTTATTTCTTCAGCAGTGTAACCAATATTCATCATGCTTTTGTAAGCAGAATCTACATCGTTATACATGACTTGTGGATCTTTCCATTCTTCAGGCGTTGATTGTATTGCACCGCTTGTTAAAGTTTGGACAGCATTTGCTTTTGCTTTTTGAAGTGTGTCTGCATACGTTTGTTTCATCAACTCAACATTTTGTTGGTTTTGCTTTTGTTTTTTCTCCCATTGGATTTTAGTTTTTTGCCAATCAGGATCATCTAACATTATTGCTTCCCAGTCTGGTTCAGTTTCTGGATTTGCTACAGCTTGCATAACTTGACTAATTTGCGACAGAACTGCTTGGTTTTCTGCTGCTAATTGTTTTCGTGTGCTCGCTAACTCTTGCGTTTTTTTGGTATAGTCAGATTGTCTCATAAATCCACGATTAATCTCTTCGGCTGTTAATTCTTCACCAGTATCTAGTGTAAACACCATTCCATCATTTTGTTCTGGTGTTGCTTCCTCTGGTGTTTCTTCAACATCTTCGGATTCCGTAACTTCTTCTTCTAACTGTTCTTCGGGTTGCAGTTCAGGTTCATTTGTTTGAGTTTCTGCTTCTGCTGGTTTTTGTGTCTCTTCTGGTTGTGGTGTAATTGCTTCTACCGCTTCCGCAAGAGATAATGCAGTCTCACCGCTTGGTAAGGTACTGTTTTCAGTCATAATAATGTCCTTATTGCTTTTTTAAAAAATTAAGGTTATATTCGTATGGTAAGCCTGATACTTTTGTGGGGTTTTACATTATACGTTCCTTTTTTCTAATGAACTTAACCAGTCATGTTTTTCTCATCATTCACATGGCTGGTTTTTTTTAAAATATATTAATAATCTTTTTCTTCGTATTTAACTCATTAGCCTGGACTTTGTTTAGTTTACCTACCTCTACAACAGCGTTTAAATGCCTTCTAATTGACTTTAAACTTTTATAGGCTTCCAAGTATCTAAACCTCCCCATATCGTCATTAGAGGTGCATTCTGACGCTTTTAAAAGGTAATGTTCGCTTAATATTTCAAATGCTTCTTCTAACGCTGGGTTGTTTAGTGCATCTTTAGCCCATTGTTCTCTATCTGCCTGATCCATTGTTGATATCCTTATTATTATATGATAATTTACACATGGCTCTTTAATTCAACTTGTGTGCCCTGGCATTTAGCCTAAAACACTAAAACGAAAGGATAGGCATATGCCTGTTAAATATGTAAACGGTAATCCAAATCATCGGATTTGGACTTACGAAACTCAGGAAGAAATAGACAAGTATTGGTATGAAGTACAACAAAGACGACTAGCTGGTAAACATACTGGTACAGTTGGATTTAGTGCTAATGTTATTAAATCCGCAAACTTGGGGAAGAAGGCTGAAGTTGAGGTAAAAGACTAACTTCATCTTCATCTTCTCGTAACATTGGGAGCACAGGTGCTAGAGCTGGAAATCCTTTATTCTTGAAAAAATCTGGTATCTGTGCATCTCTCATTAAACCTGAAAATCCTTCTCTTCCTAAATATCTTCTAAGGTTTTGTATTTTCGGATTTAATGGCATTTTGTTTTGTTGTGCAAATTGTTCGTCATAATCTGCAATTGCTCCACCTCTTCTTGAAAATGGTTCTAACCTCTCAGCAACTTTTGGATTTTGCATTAATGTATCTGCTAATTTTTGAGTTACTGGTGCGTCACCTTCTCCCATCCAAGGTAATGGTTCATACCCACTTTCAAATCGACCTTTTTGATAATCAAAATCTGTTGCAGAAAATTGTTTTCCTAAATCTTTTAACAACTCGTCAGCATTTTCTTGTAAAGTAAACGCATCACCAACTTCTACCATACGACCTAATTTCTTATCAAATTCTTTATAAAGACCTATATTAACACCATCACCAACGTCAATTGCTAAAAATCCACGATTTGACATACCATCAACAAATGCATCTTTTAAATTTTTATTATCTGTAAGTAATTTTCCACCTTGTAATTTACTTAAATACTTTTTCTTTGATTCTTGTTTTGTTTGTTTAAGTGGATAAAACCGACTCATAGCTGCTGCTTCTTGTGAAAACATAGTACCTTCAGCTATTTGTTTTGCCATTAATGCATCAGATAATGTTTTTGATAAAGGTCCTGTACCCCCTGCTTCGCTTACCAATGGTGATTCTACTCGCACTGGGTTTTGTTCTAATATATTAGCTTCATTAACATAACGACCTGTAACCTTTCCTGAAGGTTTTAAAACTGGTAATCCCATTTCACCAGACAAACCTCTTGGGCTATCAATTGCTACATTTTCCATTCCTTCAGCGTATTGTCTTTTAAAATTTATCGGTTTATCTATTATTCCTTTCAATTGACCTGTAACATTACCTGGTATTACTTCACTTGTTAAATCTACACGTAAAGGATCAATAACTGGTAAACCCTGTGCGTATCTTTCTAGGTCTACTCTAGACAACGCTGGTTGTTCATTAAAACTTTTTGAATTTTCAGCAT